ATATCAAAGTAGGTTTTTTAGTTCCTGTAAAGGTAACTGTTTTTGCTGTTTTATCAAATGTATAATCAGTTGTTAGTGTTTTCATATTTTTTTATCCTAGTGCAATTGCCATCGCAATTACGGTTGTTAGTGACTGTTTAGTATTTATCTGCGTCTGTAAGTTTCCTGAGATACTTGCGGTAGTGGAAAGTAGCGTGTAGTTACTTAAATCACCAGATCCACCCGACACACTCGCACTAATTGTCCAAGTATCTGTAGGTGACTCTGTGATTGTTACGTTACTACCAGCAATCAAAGTAATATTGTTTTGCTTGGATGCCTCAAGTGACCCTGAGATACTTGCGGTAGTGGAAAGTAGCGTGTAGTCACTTAAGGTTACTACCAAGTCGCTTTCGTTTACATAACGAGCATCATAGTCACTTAAGAAAGTAGCTGAAGTTGGAACTGTAATTGCTGATATTTGACTTTGTAAGTCACCAGAGATACTTGCGGTAGTCGTAAGTAGCGTGTAGTCACTTAAATCACCAGATCCACTCGCACTAATAGTCCAAGTATCTGTAGGTGACTCTGTGATAGTGACATTACTACCAGCAATCAAAGTAATATTGTTTTGCTTGGATGCCTCAAGTGACCCTGAGATACTTGAAGTAGTGGAAAGTAATGTGTAGTCACTTAAGGTTACTACCAAGTCACTTTCATTTACATAACGGTTATCATAATCACTTAAGAAAGTAGCTGATGTAGGAACTGTAATTGAATCAATTTGACTCTGTAAGCTACCCGAGATACTTGCGGTAGTCGTAAGTAGCGTGTAGTTACTTAAATCACCAGATCCACCAGATACACTCGCACTAATAGTCCAAGTATCTGTAGGTGACTCTGTGATACTTACATTACTTCCCGCAACTAAAGTTATATTATTTTGCTTGGATGCCTCAAGTGACCCAGAGATACTTGAAGTAGTGGAAAGTAGCGTATAGTCATCCAATGAAATATCGCTACCTATCTCAACTCCACCTATAGTCGCTCCATCGCCTATGAAGACTCTATTTAATGTTGTATCAAACAACATTTCGGAGGCAGCGGGGGTTAATCCTGTTCTCTCTGCTGTAGTTATTCTTGGTAGTTTTAAGACTGACATTTTTTTTCCTTTTAAATTCTTGTGCCGCAATCAAATATTGAATCTGTATTCATTCTTAAGCCCAAATCTATAATAGCATTGCTCGCACCACCACCACCGCCTCCAGAAAATGACTGCGTGATTATGTGCCATATTATATAAGTGGAACTATCTGCTACTCCAGAAATAGTTACTTTAAACGATGTATTTGTTCTATCGTGAATACCTACAATGAATAAGTCACTTGCTGAAGTCGCTACATTCAAAGAACATACAGGAAACTCTATAGATGAACTAATAGTAGCATGAGGTATTGTAAAAGTAGTATTTACATCATCAAGCTGAAATCTTCCCTGTAATACAGTTCCCGATGAAGCAACTTTTAGGTCGTAACCATCAACGATTGGGGTAACTATTATACTTCCGTCGTTTGAAGTAATGGTGGGTACTGTTCCAGTACCACCACTTCCACCAGAAATGATTGCCAAATCATATCCACCAGGAATTGCAGTAACACCAATAGATCCATCCGTTGAAGTAATTGTAGTAACAGTTCCACCACCGGATATATCTGCTATTGCGGCATCAATCATTAATCTAACTTTATTTTCACTTACTCCACTTACTCTACTTACTTCCTTTGCTACTTTAGGAATGTCAACAGCAATTCCGTATTCACTTCCACGCTTCTCTACGGTTACATTTGAACTATCTGCTACAACCGTAATAGCTTCTGGTAGCTTTGGAATCAATGCCTTGACTTCTCTTAAGCCACTCTCAAGCTCCTTCTTAGTCGCTTTAGAAGCTAAAGAAGCATTAATATTAGTTACAAATTGTCCTAAATCTACTTGTAAGCTACTTAATTGCTTATTAAATTCTATAGCATCTACTTTTGAATTAATTAAATCATTTAATTCACTTATTTTATTTTCAATTTCTTTTAAGTTGCTATCTACTATTCCATTAGCAAGGTTTTGAGAATCTTGATAGGACTTTAATACACCTTGAACGGTATCAATATTTTCTTGTAAATTAGCTTGAGTGGATTCAACAAGCCTACGTAGAGCTAATTCTAATGCTTGTAGCTTGGCATTTGGCGAAGGAATACGAATGGTGAATTCGTTTGCGTCTTCATTAGTATTAACGGCTACTTGAGCTACTTTAACTTCGGAGCTAATTGGAGCTACTTTGCCAGCCCAATCTACAGTTTTAATAACACCATTTTCTTGAAACAACTTAATATCTTGCGATGAAGTAGGAGGCTGTGGATTTGGTGTGTTAGTTAAATTAATCGCACCATTATCAAATTTCGTATTTGCCATTAAATTGTTTCCTTATCAGCAGCAAGGTTAATCTTATTTATTCGTATTCTTACTATTTTTAGGTCTTCCCTTTGGCTTCTTGATAATTTCAGTTTCAACCTTTTCAATTGGCTCTCCAACATCAATAGGTTCTATCTCACTACTATAATTATCCAAGTACATTCCAGTTAAATCGGAAGGCTCTATATGTATTATATCCATTCGAGTACCATTTATTTCTTGCGATAGATCAACTTCAATAGATTCACCATCTTTCATATTTTTAATAGTGGTATTAAATGCTTCACTGGGCTTACACGTATGCTTATAGCCGTTTTTATAAGCTTCTTTAGTTAATATACGAATTTCTCCACAATCCTTACAAAACAATTTATAGTTTCTTGCATATGTTTCAATTATTTCCACAGTTACACCCCTTACCTTTTTTGGTTGTTAATCTATAATGATTAATTATACCATTATTATAGATTGGTCGCCACTCCTTATTCTCCTTAGAAGCGGCTTCGATTTGCTGTTGAGTTGGTTGTGTGAATATTATTTCCATATTATATATTTATTACTCCAAAAACAAAAAGCCCCAAGGAGTTTTCCGTCTCCTTGGGGCTACTCTGAGCAATCAGAGATTTATTTCAACTATTAGGCAACTCCAGTCAACTTGGCGATACCTTGGCTCTTCTTGCTTACGCCGAAGACTTGGGTATAGACTCTCCATTCCTTCTCAAGCTTGGTCTTGCTGGAACCGAGGTTCTCAAGAGCAAAGACGCCAGCTACGTTCATGTTTGGATCAAGGTTTTCACCGAAGATCAATTGGAAGCCTTCGTCAAGGTCAGCGTGAGTCAAGGTTGCAGCATCAGCCCATTGGGTCTTGATGAGAGGTACGCCACGATAAGCTTCAACAGAACGACCTGCTAAGTCCATCATGGTTGTGCCTTGACCAGCAGCACGAATCTCACGGGTTACTGCACGAACCGAAGCGGCAGTTCCGAAGATAACCTTGTCACCACCAGTGAGAACTTCGTCGATGAGGCGATCAATGTCGCTCAAAGAGAGAGTTCCAGCAGCTTGTGCGAAGCTATTGGTGACATAAGAATCAATACCATTGAAGGAAGTTGATCCGTCGCCTTGGATAGCATCGTTAGCAATCTTTTCAGCAACAGACTTAACTGCTCCAGCAACTTCATCAGCGAGAACGCTTGAGTAGCTTGAGTAGAGGTTGTTGCCAATGTTGCAAACGCTGAATTGAGCAACGATTGCAGCAGGATTTGCCGTCATTGGCGAACCTGAGATTTGGCTGGACGAGAGTGAAGTGGTGCAGTCAGCTACAACGGCGGTTGGAGTTGATGCGAGTCTATTCCACTTGATTTGAGGCTTGTCAGTTAGACCAGCTTTTGCCAAGAGGAAAGGGGAGAGTCCGTCAACCTTCATGAGATTGTCGTAGATACCTGCGAAAAGCTCTTCAGTTGTGGTGTCTCTTAATTGTGCTAATGTTCTGCTCATTGTATGAATTCCTTTTTAAAGTTTTTGTTGATTGAGCTTAAAATGCCAGCTCAGGCTTTTATTAAACTCATCAGCATCCGCTTCAGAGGTAAGAAGTAACTTTGAAGTCCATCGAAGCTACTCTTACCTTTATTTATCATCGATTTAATTTTTTTAACAAAAAACCCTCGACTAAGTATCGAGGGTCTAGAAATTAACTTAATTTCCGAAAGATCAGATAAGCTTACTTAAAGCCTTTTCCATATCAACCGTCTTCTTGGTTTGGATAGTAGTTCCACGACCTTGAAGTGGAGATTTAGCTATAACTTGCTTACTAGCAACAAGATGTGGCTTTGACTTAACCCATTCAGATAAGAAATCCTTTGCAGGCTTATCGGCAATGGTTACATTCCCATCTTTCAATTCTACTTTTACATCCGACATTGCTAATTTGGTAGCATCGTCCAAAGCAGCATCAACAATACCCAAAGTAGCTAAAGTAGCTTTCACTTCGCCGTTGAATATTTTCCCTTCATATGCACGAATCTTTTCAATATACTCTGAAGCTACTTGAGTCTTAACAGCTTCAACGTCTTGATTTTTCATTAATTCAAGTAGTTTGTTTTTCTCTGAAGCAGCTCTTGCGTCAGCTTCAACTTTAGCTATTTGCTCTTTTAATGTAGCAACTTCTTTCTTAGCGGCTTGACGCTTCTCAACAATCTTCTTTCCAGTTTCAACATCTACTTCTAAACTAACTCCGTCAATATCAATTGTTACTTTTTTATTGTCCTGTTTAGTTTCTTGATTTTCTGGTTTAGTTTCTGGAGCCTTGTCTTCTGGCTTAGTTTCCGGTTTTAACTCTGGTTTAGTTTCTTCTTTTGGCATAGGTATTTCCTTTCGAAATCCATCGAGCGGAATTGCTCATTGTTATTTATCGACCTTTTATATAATTATATCACGAAAGTTTCCAATATACATGTTCATTTCGTATTTCTCTAACAAAGGTACGACCTACAGAGCTACTATTAATTAAATCATCAACTTCCTCTTGAGTTACTCCGGAATATCCGTAAGTAGCTCCAGAATTAAATGTTACATGAAGTATCTGTGCAACATAATCATACTCTATAGAATCAATAGCAGATGAATCTAGATTGACTCTATCTACTTCTTTATCTATTTCTGATATTCCAAGTATTTTTGAAATACCTATTACAAGATTATCGAAGCTATTATCCCGCATTTAATTCCTGTGCTAATTGAGCTATTTGTTGTTCCGATAGGCTAAAGAATGTTTCAGCAAACTTTTGAATCATTGCATTCTTAAGAACTGTAGGAATATTTAATGCGAGAATATCTCTTAACTTGAGAATAGCAGATCCTTCATCTTGAGCCATATAATTGTCAGAATAAACTGTTGGAACATACACAAATCCTTCTTGCTCACTTATAAGTTGCATAAGCTTATTGTCAGCTACTTCAATAGCTAATTTAAGCTTATTGCATATCAAGAAGAAGTCCTCTCTATTTACTATTAAGCTTATTCCAGATTGAACCGTACTACTCATATCTACATTACTTGCACTTAAGCCGGCATTACGATACATTTCAGTTAATTCATCTTTAATACTTGTTCTAATTGATTCTGCTTGAGATATGTCAGAACCCAATCGAGTAGCTGTTACGGCAGCATCTTCAACTACCATAAGCCTCTTGCTACTCCACATGGCTTGCATCTTATCAAGCATTGCTGGATCTTCATTGACTCGAATGCCCGCCATAAGCCAGCGTGTAAAATTTTGTTCAACTAATTCGTGAATTAAAAGAGAATTTAAATTAGTTATATGCTTTTGTGAATTAGCTATAGGAGCTACTTGCGACTCGGAAGTAACTTCGGGGGTTACTTTAACTAATGGTATTTTTGAATATCCGTGAGTAACTTCTGAGCCGATTGAGCTAACTCTTCCATTCTTATCTAATGTAATATCTACATATACTTGATTATTCATGTAACGAGCAAATGCTTCACCATTCTCATCGGTTAGCATTACAATAGCTTCAACAAGTACATCATCTACTTCCTCTACTTCAGCCACATTTTCAGGCTCAAGAAGTCTAACAAAATGTCTTGCACCAACAGCTTGTGATTGTGCAATAGTAAGAGTTTCACCAATGTTGCTTTGAAGTGGCATTAAGTAGCTTACACCATAGATCTGAGCTACTTTAAGAGCCTTAGCCATCATTTCATCATAATTAGTTCCAAGACCGTCACAATCTTCATAAAGATATTCTGGGAAATCGGTTCTTACTGGAGCATTTCTAAAAACTGAAGAATTATACTTCTCTACAATTGGCTTAGTATAGTTCTTAATTGGCGTAATATCTTTACGCTTTTGATAGTCAGTTCTACTTTCACAATCAAATGGAACTAATATAGGATTACCCCTATCATCGTTTTCATCTATGTACTCAGACTCACCTTCATATGATTCATCCCAGAAGTCCCACTTCTTTTCATTTTCCTTTACATAACCCATTGGGAGCTGCTTATTTAATACGACTTTTTCTTGTAGTGCCATGATTAATTCCTTTTAAGAGTATTTATTAAAGATTTATGAAAGTTAGTTTAGCACTTGGTCTAAACTCTTCCCACACCATATATGAGCTTGCATCAAGTTGGTGGCAGTCCCATTTTGATTTCCAAATTTCCCTCGTTCCTTCTTTCCACACAGTATTATAAAAGTCCTCAAATAAATGCTTACAAGATGGGTCAAAGGTAATTAAGCCTTTCTCAAGAGCATTATTATAGGTATTTATTCTATCTGTATGGCTTGGATTACTTGTAAGCGCCTTATTAACCACTCTAATATTATGTTTCCTTGCTTCATGTATAATAATATCATAGTCGCTCTGATTGCTCTTAGTCGTTCTTGAGCGACCAGAAGCGTCACCATAAAGAAATAATGTACGATTACGTACCTCTGGAAAGCGACTTACAAACAACTCGAAAGCTTCATTTGTTCTTGTAACATCTGGCAAATGTAATTCTCCATATGTATGAACATGATGTTTTGTAAATTTACCATACACCCAACTCATAGGTAGCAAGTTAAAGTCACAACCAAGAAATATATCTCCTTCCATTTTCTCCGTGGTAATATGTTTCTCTGGTTTGAATGAAGTTATGACTTGACCAACACTGAAATTAATAATCTCTCCAAGCACCTCTTGCTTATAGAACTTTTCACTGTAATTTGCTTTTAAATCATCGAAGAAGCTCTGAGGTAGAAATATATTATCTTGTGAAGCACTTCTAATTATTTCTACATCGCTTCTTGCCTTCTCAATATACTCCTTGTAGATATAGTCAAACCCATTTGGAGTTGATGTATATAGTTTAGGGAATATTCTATCTATCTTCCCTCTATTACCTCTTAAGCAACCTATAAAAACTTGAATAGCTTCATCCCTATAATCTCTGATCTCATCGCAATATAAAAAATCGAATTCTTTACCTCTTTGATAGTCGTATGTTTCAGCTTGTCCTAAAACTATTTGAGAAGCATATTCTGAACCAGGAATGTTTATTGAAAGTATATTATCATGCTTTTGAAAGCGGCTCTTAAGAAACTTAGGTTGCTTGTTGTAGCAATACTCCAATCCTATCTTTTCGCAATGTTGAATGATATTAGGAACAATGATACTTGCGGTTTGAGCATGCGTAGGACTAAAAGCTCCAACAATTAAACCTGGCTCATTAATAAGCCAAAAAATTATTTTAAGGCAGCCAGAAAATGATTTGGAGCTACCTCGACCTCCTATAAAAACTGTAGTAGGTTTAGTTGAATTTAAAACCTTAATAGTAGCTGGAAGTAGCTTTAAATCAACCATTATATTTCCTCTTCTCAAGTAATAACCAATTTTTAGTTTTTCCTTTTTTAACTAGTGTGCTTCTATCAATTCTAAGTTCATTACAAAGATGTTGCAACTGACCTTCACGAACCTCTTGCGTTAGTTCGTTTTTAACTTTAATATATTGAGCCTTATGATGATTGGTGCCAGTTAATTTATCAATACATTTTAATGATTTTTTTCTAAATTCTGGATCTTCCCATTTCTTTTTCATCAATTCAGATTGATGTTTTTTATTTTCTTTACTATTTTCACCATTCCATCTAATTTTATTATTATTATCTCTTGCTTTAGCTAAATTATTCTTGAATAATTTGTTATGCTTTAACATATGCTCAGGATGCTCTTTGTGGAACTTTTTTGTATTTTCTGAGGTTTTCTTTTTATTTTCATGAGCATTAATACCATTCCATCTACTTTCATTACCAGCAACATCTATACCGCCACTACTAATATTCATACCTTTAGTATCATTCGTTAAATTCCATAAAGCAATAAGTTGCTCTTCTACTTTTAAAGCTCTTGTAGAATCACTTGTTTCTAAAATAACTTCATATTTAAAATTTTCTGGACCATATTTTACTAAGGCGTTATATAGTCTAGATTGAGATTTACAACGTAGCTTCTTATAATCATTCCATCTACTTTCTATTCCCTTTGAATTCTTTCTTACGCCCTTACCAACATATCTCTTACCATTAGGCGCTGTCAAGCAATATACTCCGTTCATAGAGGTTTCTCAACTGGCGTTATATTAATTACTATTGGGGTAGCTTCAGAGCTACTCTTAGCCTCTATTTCAGTAACCTTTGCTTGAATCTTTTCCATTTCAATATTTAATTCACCCAATATCTTAGTAGCGGCAATAACATCTTTTTCGTCAACTCCCTTTTTATCTGCTATTTTCTTGAGTTTAGCACGAACATAAATCATATCAGCTAAAGTAGCATCTTCAATTTCTTTTTGCCTATTACGAATGTATGCGACTACTTCACGATTTTTTAAAAAGTTCATCGAATGGTGGTCCGCATAAGATTCAGAATACCCAGCGGCTATGAGTGCTTTACGCATACTCATACCAGAAAGATATAGATTACACACTTTTTGGATCTTTGGACTCATTATTACCCCTAGTAACTATTTATGCGATGATTTCCAAAGTTTGTTCCCATCTACCAGCACTACTTGGAACATTGTATAGTCTACACCTTAGCTTTGGTAAACCTTTTTCATCTCTAATTTGTTGGAATCGCTTTAATACCTCCCATAGCTCATCTGGATGTGGCTTTGAACTAATCCAAGTAGCTTTCAAGTAGTCCGGACTAATTGAAATCATTTCTTCTTACAATCCCTTGCGATTCTGTTTCCGATCCAGTAGATCATGAGATGCGTAAGTCGCTCTGAGCAACTTTCTTTATCCTTCAAGCAACAATCCTTAAATTCTGTAAGAATGTCTGTAGGTATGTAATACAACACTTTTGTCTTATTTGTGTTACTCGAAGCTACTTTCTTCTTTGTTGGGCGAGTTATCATTTTGTTTCCTTTATATAATTATTTATCACAAATTTTTAAATAGTAGGCTAGGAGTTGCTCCTGAGTGGCATGGTAGCTCTTGTTGCCGTGAGGACTCAAGAGAACTATGCCTACACCTGGGGGAGAATCGGGAAAGTAGCTCCAACCCTCTCCGAGTACCCCTGAACGGGATTTGTTAGATTCTTTCCGAGCCAAACGGGCAAGGATTGACTTTTGACGTAGTAGTTGCATATCCATTTTATTGATCCTTACCAAATTGTAAGTAGCTTGTATCCTCAGTACCACTTAAGTCATACTCCTCTGGAGCGGTTGCATATTCACCATTATACTTCTCTACAGACTCTTGAGCGGCTTGGAGCTTATCTTTCCAAGAAAAATATAAGTTGATTTTATCAGCGTGCTTTAATGTTGGATCTACTTGCATGTTTATTCCTTTTAAATATAAGTGATAGAATATATAATATGTCCAAAAGGAACTATATGCAACTAAAAGATGAATACTTAGAATTATGTGAACTCCATAAGAAGGTTAGCATATTAATGAAAGAATATTATAGAGCTTTATTTGCGGAAAGGGGATTAATCAAGAAATTAAAAGAAAAGTATAGACCTAATGAGAACTATACCAAGTGGGCATGTAAGGCTAGAAGACTAGCCCGAAAGAATATGAATCGTGTGAAGGGACAAAGAATGGTTGTAGATCACATCAAACCCCTTTTGCTTTGCTTCCTAGAGGGTTTAACGCCAGAAGAGGCTTCAAGGGTAGATAACCTACAACTATTGAGCAAAAAGGCTAATAAGGACAAATCGTACTTATTTGATAATTAATTCATTTAAGTGACAGATGGAGTCTATATAGACTCTAAGTTATCAGTTCTTCCTTGACTTCCTTGATTTTTCCTTGATTTTTCCTTGCTACTTTTTTCACATTCTATCGTGTTTTACCGTAGTAATAATAATAATAATAATAATCAAGGAAGCAAGGAAGAGAATTCCGCTGTCAAGTCAAAAAGCGATGTGGGAGGTTCAAGTGGCTTCCTTGCTTCCTTGATTAAATATTTTTTTATTTAAGTCCTTGATATACAAGTGCTTATATGAAAAAAAATCAAGGAAAAATCAAGGAAGTCAATTTCCTTGACCTCCTTGATTCTCTATTTTTAATAGATTTTAAAAATTTTTTATAGAAATAAAAGTTTTGCTTTGCTTCCTAGAGGGTTTAACGCCAGAAGAGGCTTCAAGGGTAGACAACCTACAATTATTGAGCAAACAAGCCAATAAAGCCAAATCGTACTTATTTGATAATTAATTCATTTAATTAAAAGTGACGGATGGAGTCTATTAATATACACCCCAACTGTCACTTTCTAGTCAAAGTGGAAGCAGGAAGGGTGTATTAATAATAGTGGCTTTCTGCTTCCACATAAGAACCGGAGTGGCTCTTAGGTGGGAACATACTCCAATATCCAAAACATATTAAAATAGGAAGCAGGAATATGGTATAATGGCTATAAATAAAGATAAAGGAGATTTAATATGTTACTAGAACAAGTCAATCAGTACCGCAAAGTAGTTATCAATGGGCTTGAGGGTTGTGGAAAGAGTTCACAATTATTCAACGAATTAAAGGATGTGGCTACTACACAAAGTCCAGTTATATTTGCATTTAAAAATTATGCATTAATGACTGAGCAAATAGAGAGTTGGACAAGCCGCTTTAATGTGCCAAAGGAAGACTTTGCTATTGTTGGGTTCAATAATGACTATCAACCTGCTAAAGAGGCTTATACCAATCCTAATTGTCCTTGGATGATACCCGAGAAGGCTAGATTTATCTTCATATCTCAAGGATTACTTCAAAGGAATAAGATTAGAGATTTGACTTGGGAAGCCAAGATGAAGACTGGAAAGAAGCCTATTATAAAATATGTAATTATTGACGAATTCGATTTTAGTATTGGCATTGTTCCCACATTAGACTATTTCCTAAACCATTGTCCCAGCACAGATTTAAAGGAAAAAATCTCAAAGGATTGTTGCGACTACATTTTTAAGAATTACACAAGAGAAGATGTTTGGTTATTCCAGAAGTCGCAAGAAGAAACAAATGGATTATTTAATTTAGCATTTTGGATACAAGACATAGAGTGTAATCTTGTTGTACTAACTTCAGAGATACTTGCGACTATTCTTTTAGAGTTAGTTGGATTTAATGTTATAGATTTTGGCAAGAAGCACTTTCATAACGAATGTTTAGTTAACATATCAAAGGATGAAAATATTGGTAGAAACTTCTTTAGCAAGATGAATACAAATCTTGCTTGGAATAAAGTAGGATTTAATACGATTATTTCTGATTGCATTGCTTCCGGCATCAAAGATAGCAATTCGCTAGAGATTGATGTGATAACCCATACGGGCGCAAGAGGTTCAAACTCGTTCATTGGCAAAGATATACTGACAGTAATTTCATACATTCCTAAATCAAAGATTGAAGAGGTAAAAGATTGTATTAATTGCTTTATCAAAGAAAAAAATAAGGACGATTCAAAAATACCATTTTTTAAATATAATGAGATAGAAGCGTTGTTCTATCGTGATAGGTTTTGTCAGGCAATTGGTAGAGTTGTAGGGTATAGAGGTTCAAAAGAAACTCACGTTTTAATGCACTCCGATCTTTATAGCCACTTTGATAGTATGCAAGTGATTGATTTAGCTCTAGAAAAAGTTCAAAGTAATGAGATTGGTTTAAATTGTTTTAATGAATTAAAGGATATTAGCTCTTTAAAGTTTAACGATTATATTTTAAAGAGACTTATGAATGGTGTAATGTTAATGCCTTATGATATAAAGGATTGGTATTTTGAATTTGAAGGAAAAGAAACAATATGGGAATTAGTAAAGACTGCAAATGATAAAGGTGTTGAAAAAAAGAAGAATTTTACACAACATAAGAAGGCAATGACTTCAAATAACTTGGACCTATCATTTGAGAAGAGTGAAGGGGACTCCTTGAGTTATGAAGAAATATGGGCAGTAATTAAGGAAAAGAATTTAAGAAGTATTGGCGGAAGCGGTTTACTTCAACCAACAAAAGTAGCTAAACATTTCGGATGTGTAATTAAACAAGCAAAGATTAATAAGAAAATGACTAGAGTATTAATAGGAATAAAAATAAAGGAGAAATGAAAATGAATAAAGAAACAATAGATAAATTAAAATGTGCATTTAAGGAATTTAATGAATTAATATTAAATTATGATTGTGATATATATGGAGAAGGAATTTCTCCATTTTTTATTGATGAAGGTAATCCTAGGCCGGATATAGATGAACAAAATGTAAAAAT